GTCTGTGACCGCAGAACACAAGGTCTTTACTACTTGGTAAGGCATTACTTATCTCGGAGTCGTTCGGCTACTTGGCCTAGGGTTTTGTTGGTGTCCTTCATGGTTTCCTGGATCTCACGGAATCGCTGATCCATTCGCTCAATCGTAACGGAAAAAAGCCTGTCTCTGCGATCCAGATAGCGGACCAAGATCCAGACAACGGAGACAAGGGCCGCAAGGCTGGGAGCCGTGTCCTTGAACTCAGTGAATAAGGCTGCTTCGTCGCCAATCCTTGTAAGAACCCAGGCTACAGGGACCACAAGGACTGCTAGAGACTTCTCAATAAGCACCTATAGCTCAACCGGGCCAGCCAAGCGTCCAGCCTGGGTTAGCTGAAGAAGCTCGTTACGTCTGCCGGAACGCAAGTCTCTGATCTGCCTCTTGGCTCCGATGTGGGCTCGTTGAAGCGTGGGATACTCGCGGAGTACCTGAGTGAAAGCCCTGTTGCGGTACTTCCGAAGGACCTTTTTGATGGCAGAGACCCTGGGACTCTCAGCTTCCAAAGCGCCAAGAGGACTCAAGCCCTGATAGTCCCGCCGCTTGAATAGCTGCCTGAGCTCCTGACGCAGCGTTCGCCCACCTATACGGATCTCGCCCTGAAGCTCCTGCCAGCGATCATAGGCGTCTTGGCTTCCTTTGACGAACTCACGCAGGTTGACCCCAGAGACCATAGGGAGCGGAGGACTGAAGCCGTGCTGAAGCAACACAAGCTCTTGGTTGACCACGGTATCGGAGACTTCGCGGTAAGCGACGGGCACCAATAGATCGCTCCAGCGGTCAATGGCCTCGCCCATTCCATAGCGAGCCGTCATCCGATTTAGAGGCTCACCAAACATATTACGAAGCGGCGGCAGATTGTCTGATATACCCGGTATCCGCGATTTCAACTTGTCCCCTATGGACTGAATATCGCGCATATGCAGGTCACCGCTGAGAGCGACAGCCTGTGCAAAGGTATTGGGGATGATTGCGCCTGCAAACTGCTGAATCACCCGCTCGGCGCGGCGATCCGGGTCAGACAGGACCCCGACGAGGTTTCGCACGCCGCTCATGTAAGTGCGGTTCGTGATGTTCCTCGACATTCCTACGACAAGGCCACGCCCCAACTGTTCAAGGGCTTCCTGTTCTTCGTCACCGGCAAACCGTGAGTAATCATAGACGTCCGCTACGGTGCCAATCAGGGCTGCAAAGGGTTCGACGCGAATGTAGGAAACGTAGCCTTCTGAAGTCCTGATGGAATAAGGCTGCCATCCGGCTTGCTCCAAGACTCGGCGCGTCTGTTTATCCTTCGGCCCTCCACCAGTAATCTTGCCTGCTGCGGCCATACCCGTAAAGAAGCTCACGATGCCCAGGCCCGCTGAGACTCGTCCAATAGCTTCAGCTTGCTGGTGAGGGTTCCCAGAAACCATGTCTCGAACCAAGCGGCTGCGAGCTCCTTCGAGATGCTTCAGATCCTTACCAAAGGCTTTGTGCAGGGCGTACTTGATAGCGCCAGGAAGGTCTACTCGCTGGCCCGCCTGGAAAGCGATGTTCAGCGGAGTCCTCACGAACGGGAGGAACAGGCGCAAGACAGGAGCCCTGATCGGGAGCATCTGAATCTCCGGCCCAAGAGTTCCGGGGGCAAGCTGCGTCTGGAAGGCTATCTCCTCCATGCGAGTGATTGCGCGTTGGACAGGCTCAGACATCTCATCGTATCTGAGAAGGCCATTGTTCGGCATCCACTCTTTAGTGAGGAACTTCCTCCGCGCCTCGGCCCCCTGGATACCCAAGTCATCTACGGCTCGCTTTGCCAAGCGCAGCACACTTTCGTCAGTCATGCGCTGAGCTTGGTTTACCGCAAGAGCTAACTGCTCTCTGATATGAGCTTCCAAGGCTTCTCCGCGAAGACCTTGGCGCAGACCTTCGCCTTCTGCCGTTGCTTGGACTACAGCCCTGAAGTTGATCTGCTTGGCGGCTTCGTCTGCCGTCATAATGATCCTACCGGGCATATTGATTACGTTCCTGGAGAACCAACCAAGCGCCCTGCCACCAACGGTATTAGGACTGACGCCCAGGGCTTGCGGACTCGTAGCCCCAAAGCGGCGTACAGGATCGTCAGTAATGGATGCAGCGCGGCCAATCTGAGGCCTCCGCTCCATGAAAGCCCTGCCCGTCATCTGCCTTCCTTCTTGGCGGGGGACTCTGCCGGTCAAATCCATAGCATCGTCCAAGCGAAGGAAGTCCACGGTATTCCGTGTGATGTGCTTGAGTTCCCGCGCTGCCTGCATGAAGGCTGTGCCGCCGCCCTCCATGCCCATAAGCGACATTACGCCAGCGCCAGCCATGTTCTCAAGAGGCTTGTAGAACGTCAGGAATGCGGGGCCAAGACCAGAGATAACAAGGGTCTTCGGCCCAGACAAGATGGACTGAATGAAGACCTCGTTCACAAAGGCCATGATCTTCGAGCTCCCACGCTTTGCGGCGAGTTCGGCAAAGTGGGCCGTAGCCGCAGGGCCTAGCCCTTCGACGCTTACGAGGAAGTCTATCAACTTCTCCATGTCTCGGTCAGTACCAGCACCGCGCTCGAAGAGTTCCTGGAGAGGCTTGGTATCTCCAAGAGTATCTGTGAGGGATAGAAGCTGCCGTCCTCTGAACTGCTTGCCTTGCTGATAGCTAAACAACCGCATCTGCTGGAAGACGCCCGCCCAATTCTTCAGAAGTCCGTTGGCCGTGTCTCTGTCCCCCGCTCTGGCGGCTTTGAGTGCGGCTGTGCGGATTTCTTCGTGGGTCTGCTTCAATAGAAAGGTCCGCGCCAGCATTCTTTCGCCTACGATCTCATACAAGGCTACGTCTGCGCTTGCCTCCTCCAACATACGGGCGATGCTATCTGGGGTTACCTCGCCCCCTACGGTCTCATATTGCCGGATGATCTTGGCGAGATGGTGCATATCCGACGTCCTGCCCCCCCAGCCTGAAGGGAAGCTACCGAAGATGGATTCAATCGTTCGAATCGAGTCGGCTACACCTTGCTCTGAGATGAGACGAATAAGATTCATAGCCTCCGGGGGCATCCCGTGGAGAGCCTTCTGAGCCTCATTCATCTGATTGACGTTCAGGAGCGCAGAGCTTGTCCCCTCGGCATCCTTGGTGAGTTCAAATGCGCGAATGTAGTCATCAATCGCCTCGTCTTCGATTCCGAAGTCTTGCCTTAGAATCTGGCGTGCTCCTGTAGCAGTCTTCTCCAACTTGACGCGCTCTTGAGGAGAAGTGCGCTTCGGCAGGGCTTCTTCTCTCGGCGGGGGTGCGGCCTCTGCCGCTTCAGGAACTATGGGCTTAGCAGGCTCAGGGACGGCTCGCGCAGCTTCAACTTGCTCGATGAGCGTTGCGGACTTCTGATTCGCTGGGATGCCTAAAGACTTCGCTAGAGTCTGGAGCTCCCTCCGAGACAACGCCGCAAGGTCTTCAGCAGAAGGCTGGGGAATCTTGGGCGTCTTGCCTAGTGCGGCTTCGCCAACATCTATCCGGGAGGTCTTTACCACAGAGGGGTCAAAGTAGATTCTGACGCCCTTATCGCGCTTACCTACTACGTCAATGGCATTGAAGCCGCTCTTCTCCATATTGATGCGGAAGATATCGAAAATTTCCTGCACACCGTCAGCGGTCACCCCCTCTCCCTCAGAGAAATCCCTGATGTTGCGGTATAGCTCCTTGACTGTCTTGGGGGGGGCGCCTTCGATGCTCTCCGAGAGAGCCAGGTGAACCAAGTCGTCATCATCACCAAACTTCCGCATCCAGTCGGGGATGGGTCCATCGAGGTCAAAGGCCTTTATTTCGCCCACTTCCTCGATTCGATGCACAGCGCCCCCTCGCCTTTTGCCGTACCGCTGGGCGACATTAGCATCGGTGGTAGTGTAGAGCCCCTGCCCGTAGACATTCATCGTGGCATAGTGGCCCTCGTCAATCTCTAGCACCTCCGCGCCCCCGTGGAACCTTCCCGGTTCAAGATCCTTGAGTTCAATCTCCTTCGCCAGAGGAGAGACCGGAGCTTCTTCAGCGAGGTCTTCCGCCTCCTTCGCTAGAGGAGAGACCGGGGCTTCTTCGTCCACTTTGGGTGCTCGGCCTTCAGCAGACTTCTTTTGAGCTTCAAGGTACTCATCAGACCCCTTGGGCGCAGGAGCACTATCGGCACCCTGCGCTACAGCCGTGCGTTGACCCTTCAAACCACGAAGGCCTATGAACATGAGATCAAACGCCAGCCCAAGACCCGCCCCTTCAAGGACGTTCTTCATGCGCCCAATGATCTCAGAGTCCTCTTCGTTAGAAGCTAAGAACTCAAAGAGCGGCTGCTGAAGACCAGGAATCTCCTTCAGCATATCCGACAGCCGCGCCTCGTTACCGCCGAACACGGTAGCGTCTACAAGAGCTCCCGTCAGAGCACTACGAGACAACTGAGCCGTCTTGGAAGCTCCACCAAGAAACTTCGACGCCTTCGATAACTTGGAGACCACGCCAATAGCCGGGACAAACCCAGCAGCGAAGTTGGTGATCGAGGCTAAAGCGCGGCCTCCCGCAGTCTCCGGGTCAGGAACGATGTCTATGTCGGGGACGTCATAGCCAAAGATTTCCGGCAAGCCCAGAATGTCATTAGCAAAGTCCTCGATCCCCTGGCCGAAGCCTTTGAGGGGTTCGAGGGCGAGGTTATCGAGCGTCATTTAGTCTGGGAGAACTACGGGGGTTATGCTGGTAGGTGCCTCTGTCCAGCCGCGCCACGGTGCCCGTCTACCCTGAAGCAGAGGATCTTCAGCGATGAGAGCTCTTTGGCTGGCTAGGAATCGGGCCTTTTGCTGTGCAAAGCCTTCAGGAGTCTTCATGTCCTCTTTCAGAAACCCAAGCATCTCGAAGACTCTGCGCTGATCCGCTTCGGAAGTAGCTGTTTGCCAAGCCTCGAAGTCTTTTTTTGATGTGATAAATCGGGAGGCCCCTACTTTGAGTGCTTGTGGTTGGAGAGAGAAGGTTCTGGAGATGTGCAGCCTCGATTCTGGCGTACCGGATGAGTGGTGTGAAACTGTGAAGCCCTTGTCTCCCAGCCAAGAAGTGAAATCTGCGCTACTGGCAAAGAGTTCAGGTGCCTTTGCAAGAAGACGGCGCACATCTTGAGGCATCACAGACAAGTCCACGGGAAGTCCGGCAACTTTGTGGGGAGAGATTCTAGGAAACCTGAGCCATTGGTCCCTATCTACGGCCTTATCGGCTGTGATCTGTGGAGCAGCATCGCCCTTCTTTAGCGCCTGTCGAAACTCAATTTCCCACTCAGGCATCACGAAGGTTTCTACGGTGACTTTCCCAGCAGTAAGATCGTATAGAGAAAGACGGTTAGCAAGGCCCATGCCCGCTGTAGCCGCTTCAGCCTTAGAAACGTCTTCGAGATCCCCAGCACTAAGGAGGATTTCGGCCCCGACGTACCACGCAAAACGTCTATCAATTACGTCGGGATGCCATTCCGCGAACGCAAACCCATCATCAGGACCCAAATTAGAATCCAAGGCTTTATCTTTATATTCATAGATCTTTTCAGTCAGCAGCTTTGAAGTCCGCCCCGCTTCAATCGCGTCCTTTGCCAGCTCTCCTAGGGTTGCATCAGGCTTCAGGGCGCGGCTGCTTATACTCAGTTCTTCTGATAAGCGTCTTGCGAGAATTCCCTCCAGCGTTGGCATAGGCTGTCCGTCGCGGAAAGGCAAAGTGCGTTCGGCGCTGTGTTTCCGTATGGCGCTGACGGCAGCCGCCTTTTTGTCCTCTGCCGTCCCCTCGGTCTCATGAAAGGTAGTGGTATAGAGGAGGGCAAGTTCTTGCGTGTGCTGAGCCACAATGCCGCCAAGGGCCTCTGACGCAACATCGATACCAGGGGCTCCTAATTCGCCCTCAAATCCTGCGACCTCTTGTGCAAGAGCTTGTGACCCAGAAAGGACGCTTCCCATTGTGGCTTCGTTGGCCTCTTTGAGTGTGGCTGCGGTCATAAGAGCGTTCTTTGCCGCCGAACCTAGCGGATTCGTGGGATCCCTTAGACGTTCTAAGGCTTCAGTAATGAAAGACCCCCCTTGCCCAATGAGACCCCTAATGAGCAAATCTTCAGCTTGAAGCACCTCGACTTGCTTCACTAGCCTATCTATATGGCTGTTCTGCGCTGCATACGTTGAAGGCGCATTGGAAAACGCAAGCACTTCATCAACCTGAAGTTTTGATGCCCGGGCAATAGTCTGACTTTCGAGGGCATTCCAGCGCCTCTGATCTTCAAGGACAACCGATGGATCTGCGAGGCCTTCGTATAAACGACGTACCTGCGCGTAGTATGCGCTGGTGTCTTCCGTGGCGGGTGTCCGCACAAACTCGCGTATAGCCTCAGTTCTTTCGTCCCGCCCTTCTATGTCTCCAAGGACCGCATCATAAGTCTCTTTGTTGATGTCGCCGTTCGTGAAATCGGCCTCTACTTCCGCTTCGAGGACCGCTGGATCCTCCCCGCTTACCAAGCGACGAGCCATATCGCCCTCGTAGGCCTTGTTCTCAGGCAGCCGTTTCTCCGCAGAGATCGCGTTCACGCGCTGCTCTCCCCACAACTTCAATTCTGTCCGCGCTTCAGCAGAAAGATCTATAGTGCCTAGGGCTGAGTATGCGGCGACTGCATCTCTAAGTTTCTCTGCTGTGGTCAACGCAGAATCACCCGCCGCTATACTCTCGCTTCTCGTAGACTCCAGCCAAAGGCTTAGAGACCTTTCAGCTTCGCGCTGCACCAAATCTCGATCCCGGATGTCGGATAGCTCTCTTTGGCTCTTTTTGTCCGCAATGGCGTCTTCAGCCTTTTGGATTTTCCCCGCCAACTCCGGGTACGCCTCCAAGACTGGCTGGTTTGACGAATGGACCTTCATATCTTCTAACATGGCTAAGATGGCGTAGCCGTCTTCTGCTACAGCGGCCCTCGTCTCGTCCCCCTCAACCTGCCGAGAGCCCATGTCTACGGCTTTTGAGATCATCTCGTCAAAATACCGGGGGTAAGCGTTCGGATCGTGCTCCTCGACACCCGCGATTACTTCGCTCAGCGCAGCCGCAGGCGCAGGGTCGGCTTGTTCTTCTGCCGTGAGGTCTACGAAATGGACAAGACCCATCCAGCGGCCTTCAGCATCTCCGTTGTAGAGTTCAACAGACTCCAGGCGCTCTTTCTCAGACTGGGCAAAGACGTTCCTGCGGTGCCTGACGTTTTCGCTGAGCTCGCGCTTGATACCGGGAAGTTGGGCGTTGAAGACTTGTGTGGCATAGAAACTATTAGCCAGTCCTGGACGCGCTTCGAGGAGACTTTTGAATTCTTCGTCTACAGCCGCGTCTGTGTTCGCTGGACCGGCTAAGTCTCCGTTTTCATCCCGAACCGCCGATAGTTCGGCAATCCTCTCCAAGCTATTGACGCGAACATTCCCGATAGCTTCGTGAGCAACAGCCCTAAGCAAGCCCAACTGCGCGCCGGGGTGGGCCATCGGAGTATCAATGATGCCCTCTTCGTAGAGCTTGCGGAAAGCGATGTTCCAGCGCCGATTATATTCCTCGGGAGTCTTGGCCCCCTTCGTCGCCTTGTCGATGCGGCCTTGAATCAAAGCCTTCGTCTTTGCGTCTTGTTTACTCCAGAACCCTTCAGCGTTCTCAGCAGCCGCCGCATACTTCTTCTCGAAGTCCTTGGTCAGATGTTGAGCCAGAGCCTTTGAGAAGGGCGCCAGGTTCAGGACGTTTGGCGCTTCAGCCCTCAGATTCGGGGCTATGAAGGCATCGAGGGGGACCGCAGCCGGGGTTAGGTCTTGTCGGGCTTGAAGGGCCTGGATCGGATAGCGGCGGGCTGCCATTTAGATTTTAGAAATCACGGTGCCGTCTGCGGCAACTGTATGGGTCATATCCCAAGCCTGCATAGCTGACGTACCTATCTGAAGGGCACCTTGAAGGAACGATGGCACCGGGACATCAACGTGCTGCGCGGCAAGGATGCGGCCCTGCGTCTGTGTCTGCATCGCTTTGACTGCCACTTCCGTTTGCGCGTCCGCGAACATTGAATTCCGCACCGTTGCTGTAGCAAAGTTCATGTATTGGCCCACTAGATCCCTAAGAACGGAGTTTACGGCGGCACCTGCTACCTTTGTTTCTCCCGCTGTTGCTCTAGCGGTGCCAGCAGCCTCCATAGCAGCGCGGCCTACGCGATCTATCTCCATAGCGTGCTTCTGCTGCTGCTGAGCCTGTGCGGTCCTTGCCGTTGCTGTCCGGTCAAAGTACGACTGATTAGCTAAGTCTCTGTTTAGCTTGTAATTCTGTTCTCCAACTTTGTTTGCCAGTTGCGCCGCCTCCCGCTGTGCCCAGAAGCTATACGCAGCTCCAGCGGTCATAAGCCCCTGCACCGCCCCAGCCACGCCAACTGTAGAAGCAAGGCTTCCCACAGTCATCGACGTAAGGCCCACGCCACCCGCTCCTACTGAGATCGCCGGGATAGACAGAGCACTTATCGCGGTGCCCATCGAAGCGAGGGCTCCGGGTATTGCTGCTATAAGAGGAGGGCACATGAGATTAGCAAGTCAGTTTGATGAATTCCCAGAAGGCTTCCCCGTGGACACCTTTGTTTGGATGAAGGACAACGAAATCAAAGCCTACCCAGGTGAGCCAGCGTATATGGACCTCATTTCGGGCATCAACGTAGTTCATAAGACCGTCGTAGTTCCGGCCAACGTGCTTCAGCCAGTCCTTAGACCAGCGTAAGAAGGTCTTGGAAATGTCGAATATCTTGGGTGTACCCAAGAGCCACACGAATCCAATGAGAGGAAACGAGTTCTCAGGCAACTCCTCGGGCAAACTGTCTTCAGGAGGACGAGGCCCAGGTGTGGGAGGCGTGACGCCAAAGAGAGCCACGGGCTCACCATCGACTTCAACGGTGTGGCACTCATCCGACAAATGAAAGCCCATGAGTACCGCTTCCAGCGGAGGGATCTCAGCTACAGCCCAGCATTCGGCTACGTCCGCTTGCCGCATATTGCTGGCAACTATGTAGCAATCGGAGAGCTCCGCAGGGCGAACAGTTACCCCGTGTAAGGGCGCCTCTTTGCTACGAACTTTCCGTCCCATTCTGCGCTGGTTAGGTTTGAGGGTAAATGCGAATCGTTAGTGACTGTGATCGTGGTCTCCGTGGCCTTGCCTTGGACGGGGAAACGATGTGTCTCGCTCTTGAACAGCGGAGTCGTATCTGAGGCAGAGCCAAACTCGGTCTCCCGCGCAGTCCTGTTCGTCAGTGAACACGATGTCTTGAAGTACGTTGTGTTATCGCAGTTCAAGCGTCCATCTTGGACTTGCCAAGAGAACGGCAGAACCTCTACGCTGCCTTTCTCAGTCTTACGCCGAAGTTTAGGCGTAGAGAAGGTGTAGGTCATCGTGTATTGGACGCCCACCCAGACCGCCGTACTGGCTTGATCTCCTGTGACCCTGACGGTATTCGCCGTAGTCGCGCTGACTGTCAACGGCTCGCCTGTCTTCTTTACGACCTTCATCGTGGCCCCGGTGGGGATGTCGTAAGGCAAAGTCCATTCGGTATAGACACCCGAACTAAACGAGGGCGACAAGGTTGAACCGTCAAGGCGCATATCCAAGGTAGTCTTGAAGGTCTTGCCCGTGTCCACCGTCCCCGGAGCCACCGTCATCTTCTCGATATGGAGACCATCATCGCGCTCAATCGTCAGATAAAGGTCTGAGTCAATGAAACTCATGTGCCGGATCGTGGCTTCAGAATCGAACTGATACTTGAACCAAGCCGCCTGGATCTGCTGAGTCCCCGACCAGAAGAACTTGAAGCCATACAGAAGGCCTCGGTCACCCGAAGACTGGACAACCAGAAGATTCTCCGTATCTGAAGCCACCATCTGCTCCACAGTCCCAGAGATGAGCTCGGGAACCGATGCGCTGCTGTGGTCAGAGCGGTAACGATCCGCGTCCCCCACCTGGAAGAATTCACGGATACCGCTGTAAGCCGAGAGCGGGGTAGCGAAGAAGATCCTCTCTCCTACGGAGACAGGCTCAGCCGCCATGAAATCGTGTGCCCCTATCTTGTCTACGGCGGCTGTCTCAGGCGTCAGCAAAGGTACGCCGGTTAGGCGGTATTGCGCTCGGTCGCTGAAGAGAACCAAGGCCTGTTCGTGGTCTACTCCGAACTCAAACAGAGAGACTTCCCGGTTGCTCGAAGCGATGTCAATGCGGTCGCTGTCAATGACGGCAAGCACCGAAGTACGCCACAAGTTGAAGAAGGCATTGACTTCAGACAGCACTACGCGGTCTTCCGTGATGAAGCCTAGACGGCCTTTGTGGAGGAAGACGTCTGTGATGGACTTGTCGATAAACGAAGGCGCTGGGTTGCTATCGTCATCGCCTACCTTGCGGTCTATCCAGGTTATAGGGCCCCACTCAAAATAGATTTTGTCGGCTACGCCTGTGATGGTTCCGTGGATGTCATCTTGATAACGAGTAAGCCTATGCGGCATCGTCGTATCGTTGAATTTGTAAGCCATTTCAGACCCAATGCTTTCCTCCCAATGCCCCTCTCCAAAGGCGTCAGTACCGCCGTCTGCCTGGAACTTGACCCAATAATCAGCGGTGTCTCCTTGGCCTTCAATGGGCTCGCCCGTGACCTTGATAGGAATGCCGTCTAGGAACGTGAGCGGAAGGTCAGCAAAGAGAGGGACAGTCTTGAAAATCTTGAGAAGTCCTGTGTCTCCAATCCCATCGGTGCATTCCACAGAATCAAAGGCCGTTCCATCAGTCTTCACCACGCGCAAAACAGAGCCCACTCGCGTTACTGTGTAGCCCGCAAGGGGAGTTGCGCCATATGGCAGATCCCCCCCACCAATGATGTGCTCGAAGTCTTTGCAAATGCTATCGGTAGCTACGCCTGTCTTCGTGAATGCCGTCCCCGTACTCATTGCAAAGCCACGCAGCCGTGCAAACGGACTGTGGAGGCCGCCATCAACCCAAAGCCCCCCATCAGCAATACAAGAGAGATAACTTGGTCCCTCTCCGTTATGGCACCGGCTTATAAAGTTTACATCGTCATTCGTCCCAATAACCACCGTGACCTTCGATTCCCCGACTGGCGTGAAGTTTACTTCGTAGTCCACCATGTACGCCCCTTGCTTGACGAACATGAAGAACTCATCGTCTGCCTGTGCAGGAGACACCAACGCCGTATTCATCGCGGGGACCTTGGCCTTGTTCACCCAGATCGTGTAGTCGGCTATCGTCGTAGCTCTAATGTCGGACAAGTCCGAAGTCGTTAGGTAGGACAGGTCGAGCGTCCGCTCACCCAACTTAGGGTGCCAAACAAGAACCTTCGACTCTCCCGCTACCGTGCTCTTATGGGGGTAAATCTCCATGTAGACCGGCTCGCCAGCCAGCCCTGGCACATACCAATTACCTCTGAGGAGCACCCAATCGTCATCCAACACTTCAAGCGTAGTGCCCATATCGGGATTAGTACCTACGTCATAAACACTGGGGGGGCTTGCATCAAGGTTGACGGCTATCTTGCCCTTGACCCCTTCGGCGGTGCCATCAGCGAAGATATGCACCTGCACAGAGCTGCAAACTCCTGCGTCTTTTTTGAGGTAGACCTCGAACGGAATATCCGCAAAGTCATCAAAGGGGTTCTCATCGGGCTGGCTGGGTCCAAATTCTTCCAAGTCCCCTGTATAGACTTGCTCCCTCAATTTGAGGTCGCTTTCTGTAGTTCCAGGATTGTCTGACGTAAAGCGGGAAGCTGTCTTCGTGAAGTCGGGCGCTATGCCGTAGCCCTCTTCGATGGTGCAGTCCGCATCAGCTACCCAATAGCTCGTATCCTCAAGCCCATATTGGGCGTAGGTTTTGAGGCGGTTGTCTAGTTTCCCGTAAACAGGGATCTCTGTGCCATCTGCGAGATCCCAGACTTTCATCTCAGTAGACGAGGCCTTGACCACATACTTCTCATTCACATCGCGGTCAATCGTGTGATACTTCCCGGCTGAGACAGAGCCATCTATGACTCGCTCCAGGTGCTCTGTGGGATGCCGCTTGATAAGCCCCTCAGTCGGGGACGGGAAGGCATTGATCTGGTCTTCAGCGTGCTCAGGACGCCTAGCCGCGTCAGGCTGCTGAGAGATCCCATGCACCAGCGACGGGATCGAGACTGAGACCCTAGACACTAATAGCCCCTCAAAGGACTACCACGCTTCACCGCGTATGCACCAGGACTCACGTTGAGGATATTAGCCTCATTCGTGAAGCCCTCGGCGCTGATTAGGCGAGCTCTGGCTTGGCGTTCGTCAATCGAAGTGAACGAATAAGTGTCTCCGTCACTCTGGTAGCGCGAAGCAAAGACGCGGGCCGCTCGAATGCTGATGTAGCGATTCGCAGCTTCAGGGAGATCGGTGAAAGCTCGGTAGTACACAATGTCCATCTTCTTAGCCGAAGATCCCCAAGACGTTGTGCTGAAGTCTTCCGAGTCATACATGAAGAGGCCCTTCTGAAAGCCCTTCACAGACGGATCGTGGAAGTCGATCTTGAGAGCATCCGTAGGAACCGCGATGGCTCCACCCGAAGGGGTGATCTCTACCTCGTACTCCGTATTGAAATGCCAGCCCTCAAGTTGAACCTCCTTAGAAACCTCATCCAGCGTAGTCTCAGCTTGAGTCCCGTAGAAGTCTGAAGCCGCCGCTGGGATGGACGCTACAGGACCTTCGTTGATCGTCGCCAAGATGATGTTGACGGCTTCTAGTTTTGTGGTGAGTGCTGTAGGCATTTCTGTTCGTTAGAAGAAGGCCAGGGGTCCCTGGTCTAGCCAGAGACCCCCAGCGTTAGAACTAAGCAGTCTGGATCTGAGCACACGCCTGCGGAAGAAGGAAATCGTGGCCTTCCGCAACCTTGGCAAGCATCAGGTGGCCCTGACGCTCCATGATGTACTCAACCTCAGTCTGAACATCCATCAGAGACACGCTACCGATAGCGTCCTTCTGCCAGCAGCAAGCCGTGGTGTTGCTGGCGTTAACCAGATAGGTGGCGCCGCGCTGCCCCGCAGTCTGGTAGCCGCTGGAGTCATCGGTCGGAAGGAGGTTCGTCTTGATGAGCTCCATGCCCCAGGCCTTGAAGACCGTGCCTTCAGAGAAGATCCCGTTCTCCCCGCCACCGAAGTCCCTGTTCAGGAGATCCTGGTTTTGGACGAGCAGGTAATACTGCGTCGGTGCCAGGGCGCAATACCGGCTGTCCTCGGGCACATCATTGTCATCGAACGCAATAGCGACGTCTTTGATGGCTTCCAAGAGAGCGCCACCATCAGTCCCGGAGTTGGCCGAAGTAATGACGGTGCCGCCAGGATGCTCGGTATTTCCCGTGTCACCCAGAATACCGTTCGTTTCGTTCGCCGCTGTGATGACAACCCGCATCAAGTTGATGTCGGTGTTCCGCGCCAAAGCCATGCCCTGTTTGCGGGCATAAGGAGCGCGAACGTCATAAAAGTTGCGAAGCTCATCGAGTTCGGAGATGAAGAGCGGAGAGATGAAGAGATCATCACAGAAGACCTCCTTCTCTGCGTGCTTCATCGCATCCAGATAGTTCACGGTCGCAGTTGCAGCGGCCTCATGGTCAAGGGCGGTATCCGTCAGAATGTCCTCGCCTGCGGCGTGGTATTTTCCCGTAGATTTGCCGATGACGGGGAAGACTGAGGATTTTTGGTTGCGAAGTTTGCGCCGAGTAACTGTGGGCGCAATCTTCACCATCTCATCGTAGGCCAGGAGGACTTCGCCGCTGTACTGCTTGAGAAACAGCTCGATGTCATCGGACCCTCCGGTGTCGAGACCGGGTTGTGAAAGTGCAAAAGCCATGTTGGTTTCCTATTAGAAAAAAGGTAAGGGGTCGTTACATAAGAAACCGTCCAACAGTCAAACTCTGCCGCTACTGCACAAGCATTCCCCGCAGGGAGGCCCGGTAGCTAGTCACAACGAGAACTAGAGTCCGGTTGTTCGTTTAGATGGGTACTCTCACGCAATCGGTAGTAGACCGCGCTGTACGTCACGCCAAGGCGATCTGCTATCTCTTGCGAGGTATAGCCCATAGTCCGCAAGCGATGTACCTGGACTTGCTTCGGCGTACAGCGGCGTAAGAAATGCCGATAGGAGTCCAGGAGCTCAGCCGTCTTGGCCGGGTCAGGAGTCAAAGAAGCCGGTGTAGCCTCTTCAGGAGTCAACGCATCCAAGCTGGCGAAGCTGCCGTTGAATGTCCCGCCTTGGCGCAGCCGTAAGCGGATCTCATCCTTTATGTAGTAGCGAGCCTTCATATAGGCGAACGCTTCCAGGTTATCGCTCCTAGCCGGGTCAAAGCTCTCAACAGCTTTCCAAGCCCCTATGAGCCCCGCTGAGTAGGCCTCGTCTAACAGCGGGCGAGGGATATCCAGCGAACGCATCGCCCTCTTTACAGCAGGGACAAGCTCGCTGACCGTGCTATCCCTCGTCCCCACTTTGCCCAGCGAAGCGCGACCGCGC